CTTAGATAGCCTTGTCGTCCAAGTACGCTGATTAAACTTTCCATTACTGGAAAGTTTATCAGCTGTAGCACCTGGGCCATGTTTCGGGAGAAGCTCTCCATAATGGACATCTCTATCCATTTGTTGGAAAACCTCACGAAACAAGAGATTCGACATATTACGGAAGTCATTCAAATCTTTCTGAGTGACGTCCTTGTCGAACTGACGAACATCCTGCTCACACTTGACGTATCCATCCATTGCTCTCCGAACACGTGCATCACTGCACGGCAGGGAAATCTTGCCAAAGGACAGTGTTAACTGTCGGATAGCGAAGATAGCATCAACAGATGGATCTTCAAGCAACGAACCGTTTCTCCGGTCGAACACACGGTTGAAGAAACCTCCTAGGAATAGGGGGAGACTTCCTCGTCCCATAGAAAAGGACGAGTTGATACCGACCTGACCTTGGTCTATCCACTTTTGGGTAGACTTTCCAAGCTCAGGTAGGACTATCGTAAGAAACGATAGTCCCTCATGTTCGTACCGCCTTCTGACCGTATTAATGTCAGAAGTGGCGCTAGTGCAGCATAAGATGGCAAGTTCATCAGCCATCTTGATCCAGAGTGACATCAGGCTTTTCAAAGTCCCTCCTCATAGAGGTTAACTTTCCTTAGCACGATGTCGAACTCGCCTCTGATACTCCATTAGCATAGATAACTAATGGCAAGGGTCTTACAAACCCTAGCTGCATATCAGAGACCACAAGGAACGCACAAGTGCGTTACAGGACGTTTACCATGTTACTATAAGGGATACCTACTGTGTAGGCTTCCCATATAGAATCATGGAACACGTAGAGGAATTGGATGATTATGGCTACCAGAAACATCGTGGCTTTTGCGCCAAGATGAACCTGAAAAACCAGATCATCCCCGTCCTCGACCGCTTCGTCGAGTCCTTGCTGCAAGGTTTCACTGGTGGATCCCAAAGGTGGTAACACCTTGGGAACCCTAACAGCGACCTTGACAGCAGGGCCTTTACGACTCACCAGCCAGCAGTTTGGTGATGAGCAGATCGGAGCTTGCAGAGAACTGGGTCTTAAAACCCGTGTAAACTGCAAGCTGTTCGGCTGCCGTGTATCCAACCGGTGGAACGTCAAAGACGATATAACAACTCATACCGACTTTGACGTTCTCCGTAGGGAGAAACGGATCCGAAGTGATCTTCGAGTGGTTGACCCTGAGCAGATGACGTGTCCGCTTCCCAATATCATGGGAGGCGGTCATCTGGATCAGACCAGTTGCATCCTGGTAGATCGTTTCGTCGCCCTCGACTGAAACACGAGGGAGACTAGACGTAGCTGCCGAGATGGTAATGGTCTGCGGATCTGCGAACGACATGTGCATCACTCCTAGAGCTGAAGGGTAGAGTTCAGCCCCATTGGCTGTACTCAGTGGAGCCACACGCCTAGCTTCGGGACAAACCCAAAGCTACGACAATGGCCTTTTGGCGAGATGTGAGACTGTTAAAGCTCACACCAAACCCGAATGGTGACGCCGCCTGCCGCCTTTTAGTTTCCAACTGAAAGGTAACAGGAGACGCAAAGATAGATCCATAAGGTTTAAACCTTGTGGGTCCATCAAGGCTATAGGTTATCTCTTGGACAGTATGTTCCATGATATAACCATATCGCATCACCAAGCCATCGGAGCTCCAATCGGAGACATTAGAAATAATGTCACCCATATTGGAAACCCAGTCGACGGCCCACGACCACGGCGCGAGATTCCAGACAGTACTCGGGGTAAGCTCAAGACCCAAAAGGTGTTGAGCAGCCGCCTGATACTTTGCCACCCAATCCCTAGATTTGTAAGAACTAGGAAGGTGGTAAGTAAAGGCACCCGAGAACCAAGTTCTACGATAGAACTTGGTTGTCTTGATTAATCGCGGACGCGGGCTACTCACATCGAAGATAGTTCCTGGGTAATACTGACCCGTAAACGGGTTACCATCACTCAGGCCCATATCAACGGTGCTTTCGCTCTCTTCTACAGGAAACTCATAGCGTCGTCTTACCTGCTTGCCGGAGTTACGTTCATAGGAGTCAATCAACCTATGAGCGTTAGCTAATGCGTAGCTTGCGCCACGTATGTCGCTGACAAGAGGTAACCATCCAAACTGCACGTTGAGATACTCATCACCTGCTGCTCTACGAGCAGCCTTGGTTTTGGGCTTCCAGAGAGTATGCCCCACTAAGTGGGGAAGACCCTCACGGATTGTCTCACCGAGAGTTGTGGATAGATCGACGATACTATTGGTGGGTTTACACCGGGCGATAGCAGTAGCCCCCTTAGCAGTCAGATTCGTCTGACTATAAGTGGGAAACATACTATCGATCGGGTTCACAGCGAGAACCGGGCCCCAATATTGCATTCGGGTCCAGTTACCGTTAGTGAAACCTGTTCCATCCAGATAAGTGTCGCCTCCATAATTCTTTATGTAGGCTCGCTTCTTCTGGTTGAAAAAGGATCCGCCAATGTCTCCGCCGCCATGACCACGAAGGTCATGACGATTGCGGATGCCATGAGTTGCGTCAGAAGTAACCTCCTGACCTTTGAAGGAGTCATGGTTCTGATCCCAATCCGGATTACGCCGGGTCTGATCCAAGTTAACCCTTGGAAGAGTCCCATTGTTATACGGAGGGGTATCTCCCCATAACCTGACGCGCCAACCACCACACTGACTGTACCAGTCAGGGATGGTTCGGCGTCGAGTCCTCGAGTTACCCAAGAGGCCTCCCTTCAAAGAACTGTAGAGTGTGGACGGGTCAATTTCCCTCTCGTCACTTATGTGACATGCAGCATAGCATTTAGCTATGACAACTGCGAGAGGAAAGTATGACTGCACTGAGCACTAACCCCTTTGTAAGAGGG